ATAAAATAAAATGGGATTTGATGTATCTGCATTAGCAAACTATACAAAAGAAAATGAGGCACTATTAGTGACTTCTTCTGTATTAGGTTCAAAAACTGCTTCTCTTATTAAGAGCGCAGGCAACGTTATGGTTGGCGTAAAGTCAAGCGAGAAAATTAACATTATGCAAACCGATGCTATCTTTCAGGATGGTTCTTCTTGCGGTTTCAATGCTTCAGGCTCTACAAGTTTTACTCAAAGAACTGTAACCCCTGGAAAAATTAAAGTAAACGAAGCTCTTTGTCCGAAAGACCTTGAGGCGAAATACTTGCAAAAGGCTTTACCTACTGGCTCTATGTACGATAGCGTACCTTTCGAGCAAGAGTATAGCGAAAAGAAAGCTAAAACAATCGCTGCTCAATTAGAGACTGCGCTATGGAATGGCGACACTTCAAGTGTGAACGTTAACCTAAACCGCTTCGATGGTCTTGTAAAATTAATCGGCGCTGCTTCTGGTGTTGTTGCTGCAAACGCTTCAACTTATATTTCAGGTGCTCCTTTAAGTTCTATTACTGCTGCTAACGTAATTAGCATCTTTGATGGTGTTTATCAAGCAATCCCTGCTCAAGTTGTAGCTGCTGATGACATGACTATTTTCTGTGGTCAAGATTTATTTAGAACTTACACTATCGCTCTTAAAAATTCTGGTAGCTTTAATTATTCTATTGATGTTAAAGCAGATAGCGAATTTGTACTTCCTGGTACTACAATCAAAGTAATTGCAGTTGCAGGTCTTAACGGAACAAACAAAGTTTACGCTATGCGTTTAAGCAATATGTTCTTAGGTACTGACTTATTGAACGAAGAAGAGCGTTTCGAAATATTCTTCGCAAAAGAGGCTGATGAAATTAGATTTGTAAGTGAATTTAAGATGGGTGTAAACATTGCCTTCCCTGACGAAGTAGTGAAGTTTATCCTTGCATAATTTATCGGGTAGGTTGAAATATACCTACCCATTTTTTCAAACTAATTTAATTTAATAAAAATGGCTTGTGCTTTAACCCAAAATTATACTCTTGACTGTAAAGACAGTTTAGGCGGTATAACAGAAGTTTATTTTATGGCAGCTGCAGATGTTACCTCTACAACTGAGGCGAGTGGTGTAATTACCGCTTTAGTAAAAGCATCTGGTAAGAAGTTCTATAAGTACGAACTTGTAAAAGGCACTTCTCAATTAGTTGAGAATGTTAACGCAAACGTACAAAATGGTACTATCTTTTATGCTCCAGAATTAACCATAGTATTAAACAAACTACAAGCGAACACAAGAAACGAAATCTTGTTATTAGCTCAAAACACTTTAGTAGCGGTTGCCAAAGATAACAATGGCAAATACTGGTACTTAGGAAAACAAAGAGGCTTAGACCTTACAGGCGGTAGCGCAGGTACAGGTACGGCTGAAGGAGACAGAAGCGGTTACACTCTTACCTTTACAGGTGCTGAGCCAGCCCTTGCTCCAGAAGTAAACTCAACTGTGGCAGGTCAATTAACTACCGCAGGTTCTTAGGTTGTTTTGGTTTTGTATATAGATGCCCTCGTCTTTAATTAGGCGGGGGTTTTTTATTTTGCAAACAATCGCAATAGTTTATATTTATAGTTGTGATAAGATTAACTAAGGGTCAAACCCAAAACATAATACTTACCTTGACTGAGAAGCAAACGCTTACAAGTCCTAACTATCTATTTGTTTTCGAGAATAGAAGCACGAATACGGACATTAAATTTGTTAAGCTAAACAATACGGATATTAGTCCTTATAAGGATAGATACAACGAGTTTAGTATTGTAGTTAATAGCTACTTTAATACGGCTTTAAACGGGCAATACACATACACAATCTACGAACAAACAAGTACTACCAATACAGACCCGACAGGCTTAAACTTGCTCGAAAGTGGCATTATGGAGCTTTCAGGAACTACTATATCATTCACAGAATACGAAACAACAAGCACATTCACAATTAGACAATAATGGAAATACAAGTATTGACATTTGCGGAAGCAAAGCAGCCTGAATATAAAGAGAAAAAAGGCGAAGGCTATATGCAGTATGGTCAAAACAATGACTATCCGCAATACCTTTTAGACCTTTTTAATAAGTCTGCAAAGCACAATGCTATTGTAAGAGGCAAAGTAAACTACATTGTCGGTAATGGTTGGGCAGGGGAACAAGCTATTGTTAAAAAAGTTAATAGAGAGGAAACCTTAACTGACCTAACAAAAAAGGTTGCTTTAGACTTAGAATTATTTGGAGGTGCTTACATACAGGTTATCTGGTCTGTAATGGGAGAACAAATCGCTGAGTTGTGGCATTGTGATTATACCAAGATTAGAACTAACAAAGACAATACGCAGTTCTGGTATAAAGACGAATGGAAATCTAATAAGGAAAAAGCTGAAGTTTATTCTGCTTTTAATCCTAAAGCACCGCAAGGGGTACAGATACTTTATGTAAAAGAGTACAGACCAGGGATGAACGTTTATAGCCTACCTGGTTATTTCGGTGCTTTAAATTATATCGAAAGCGATGTTGAAGTAAGTAAGCACGTGCTTGGAAATGCTCAAACAGGGTTTTCTGCCAGTAAACTTATTACTTTACCAAACGGAGAGCCAAGCCCAGATGAAAAACGAGCAGTTAGTAGGCAGTTCGATAATATGTACACTGGTGCAGATGGTAAAAAATATTTACTTGCTTTTGTAAATGATGCTACAAGAAAGCCTATCGTAGATGATTTGGGTGCAAGTGATTTAACCAAAGAAGATTTTAGCCGTGTAGATGAACTGATACAAACTAATATTTTTAGTGGACATCAAATTACAAGCCCAGATTTATTTGGTATTGCTACTCCTGGTCAATTAGGAAGCCGTCAACAGATGCGTGATAGCTATGAAATCTTTAACAACACTTATGTACGCTATAAGCAAATGCAACTTGAAGGTGTATTTAATATGCTTGGAGGTTACGCAGGATTAGACGAAGAATTAAAGATTATACCTACTGACCCTATTGGTATCGAGTTTACAGAGAACGTTCTTATTCAAAACATGACTAAGGATGAAATTAGAGAAATGCTAAACTTACCACCTATTGAAGTTGATGCAAGTAACGAGGCTCAAAGAATTGTTGATGGCATTAATTCATTAAGCCCATTAGTTGCTAATAAGGTGTTAGAGTCAATGAAACAAAATGAAATTAGAGCGTTAGTCGGGTTAACACCTGTAACAGATGCGAATGGTATGCCTGTAACAACAGAAGAACCAATGGCTTCTGAGACAAGCGTAAATGAGCATATTAAAGGGTTGAAAGGTAGAGAGTGGCAAAATATGCAAAGAATTATCCGTGACTTTAACAAAGGTAAGATTACCAGAGAACAAGCGAGTTCAATGTTAAAAGGTGGATATGCACTTACTGATGAAGAAGTTTCTACCTGGTTAGGAGCAGAAGAAGAACAATTTAATGAGCAAGACTTTCAAATATTTTTTGAATTTGGAGAGGACAGAAGTGCTTATGAGGTTATTAAAAGCAAGACAAGATTTAGCGATGATGCTGACTTTGAAATGTTTGCAGATGTAACTCAATTACAATCTAATATTTTGGACTTGATTGTAAAGGATAAGCGTATAACTCCAGAAGTAATTGCTGACACTTTAAAAGAAGACATTGGTGCAGTTAAAAGCGTTATTGATGCTTTGATTGAAAAGGGTTTTATTAAAACAAAAGAAGTTAAGCAAGGCAGAGGAATAGATAGCAATATAATTATCGAAAGAGAATTAACTGCTCCTATTGGTAAAATTGTTGAAGCCATCAAGCCACAAACTACGCAAATTTTAATTCGTTATACTTACGAATGGAAAGCAGGTTTTAATGACAATTACTTAGATACAAGCAGAGAGTTCTGTAAGTACTTAGTTACCGCTAATAAATTCTATACTCGTACAGACATTGAAGCAATGAGTGCAAGACTTGGCTATTCTGTATGGGACAGACGAGGCGGATGGTATACTAAGCCTAATACAAATATCCATAGTCCAAGTTGCAGACACGAGTGGCGTTCAAACATAGTTAAAAGAAAATAAAAATGAGCTTAAATACATTATTCATAAGCGTACAGAATATTAAAGACCGCTCTGGCTTACACGCTAACGTAGACGAGAAACTTGTATTACCTGAAATCAAGACCGCACAAGATATGTATATCTTACCTGCGCTTGGTAGTGCGTTATACGATAGGCTTCAAGCAGGTATAACTGCAAATGATTTGAATGCTGATGAAATTATTTTATTAGATAATTATATCGCAGACACTTTGGTGCATTATGTATTGAGCGAATTGCCGATGGGTTTATCTTATCAGTTCTACAACAAAGGTCTTTTAAGAAAGACAGGGGAGAACACGGAAAGCCCTTCAATGCAAGATATGATTGATGTTGCTAATAGATACAAGGCTCGTGCTGAGTTCTACAAACAAAGAATGATTAAGTACCTAAAAGAATACGCTACTACTTATCCTGAATACCTTAACCCTGGAAGCGGAATTGATGCTATGCACCCTGAGAATGATGCTTATACAACGAGTATCTGGTTGGGAGATTTTGATTGCTGCGCAGGTAAAAGCTTCGAAGAATTATACCAGGGGGACAATGGATGTAGCGATTGCTAATTATGAGTAAAGTAACAACAATAAAAAACCAAAATAAACTTCGTGTTTATTTAGAAAAAATCAAAAATGAGCCTGACTCTAAACCAAGTAGTAAAACAAATAACGACACTCGGAAACGACCACGAACAAATTAATTTTGTTTACTTTGGCGATGTATGGGAACGTTTAAGCAATGGAGAGGTAACTTACCCTGCTATGTTCTTTACATTAACTGGTGCGAATATATTAGCTAAAAATATTGAATATAGCTTTAGCCTTTATTTTATGGACAGAATGCTGATGGAGGAAAGTAACGAAACTGAAGTGCTTAGTGATACAACATTAATAGGGCAGGACATTGTTGCGCAATTAAGATACCCGAAAGCTATTTGGACTATTGGCGATAATGCTTCGTTAACGTACTTTACCGAAAGCGACCCTGACTACCTTGCGGGTGTTAAAATAGATATTACATTACAATTACCATACTTAAACGATAGATGCCAAGTGCCTTCTATTTATACTTACTAATATGATAGGAAAAAAAATTAACCAATTAGCTACTGAGTTAGCACCAGCGAATACCGATTTAACTATTATAGGTGACCCAATAAGTGGCGTAAGTAAGAAAATTACACTTGCGCAATTAGGTGCTATTTTTGGCGGTTCTGCATCGTTTTATGATAACCTTGCTTCGTTCCCTGCAACTGGCGATATTGATGTTATCTATTGTGCTAAAGACACACAGAAACTTTATTTATGGTCAGGAACTGCTTACGTTCAAACATTCCCATCACAAGCCTTATTAGACACTTACCAATTAAGAAGTGAAAAAGGAAATGCAAATGGCTATGCTTCCCTGGATAGTGCAGGAAAAGTGCCTATCAGTCAGCTACCTAATTCTATTATGGAATACAAGGGGACTTGGAGTGCAGCTACTAATACTCCTACACTTGCGAATGGTACTGGTGATACGGGCGATGTTTATTTATGTAACGCAGCAGGGACAGTGAATTTTGGTGCTGGACCTATTACGTTTGCGGTGGGCGATTATGTGGTTTATAGTGGCAGTATTTATCAGCGTTCAAGTGGAGCGGTAGGGACTGTTACAAGCGTTGGATTGAGTATTACGGGCGATGCGGTTGGTGTAACAGGAAGCCCAGTAACCACAAGCGGAACTTTGGCTTTAGCTTTCGCAGGTACAAGTGCGCAGTATGTGAATGGTGCAGGTAACTTAATTACATTCCCTGCTATAATTAGTCAGGCACAAAATTTAGTCACAGAAGTATATAACGAAACTGGCGCAACTTTAACAAAGGGAACTATTGTTTATATCAATGGAGGACACGGGAATTTACCAACAATTACTAAGGCACTTGCAACGGGCGATAGCACTTCAGCGCAGACATATGGTATAGTACAAGCTGACATTACTAACAATAACAATGGTTATGTAGTTGTTACAGGTCGCTTAGAAAATATAGATACACAAGCTTATACAGGAGGAACTCAACTTTATTTAAGTAGCACTACTGCTGGAACTTGGACAAGCACAAAACAATATGCACCTGCTCACTTAGTTTATGTTGGTATCGTTGTACGCTCTCACCCTACACAAGGGATTGTTGAGGTTAAGATACAGAACGGGTACGAAATGGATGAAATACATAACGTATCTGCGCAAACACCTTCTAACAACGATGGATTATTTTATAACACTTCTACATCGTTATGGGAAAATAAAAGCATAGCAACTACTTTAGGTTTTACGCCTATCAGTTTAACTTCATTAAGTGCTTCAAGTCCTTTAAGCTATAATAGTGGAACTGGTGCTTTCAGTATCAGTCAAGCGAGTACATCTGCAAATGGATATTTAAGCAGTACGGATTGGAATACTTTTAATAACAAACAGGCTGCTGGTAACTATGTAACACTTGACACATTCCAGAATATTACCGCAAGTAAAACTTTTGACTTAGGTTTTTCTATTGCATCTGCAGGTGGAACAAATCAGCTTACCTCTTTTATTAATACGAATAGTATACATAGCGGTTCTGCAGGTTCAAATGTTTTCGGGTTTAATTCTTCAAACAATATCTTCTTTGGAAAGGGGCTTGACAATGGTGGCGTTATTTCCTGGAATAATGCAGCAGTAAGATATTATACCTTACCAAATGCGGATGGAACAATAGCTTTAACAAGTGATATAACTGGGGGAACTGTTACAAGTGTAGCTGCCTTAACTTTAGGTACAAGCGGAACTGATTTAAATTCCTCAGTTGCTAATGGAACAACTACTCCAGTAATTACATTGAACGTACCTACCGCAAGTGCTACTAATCGTGGTGCGTTATCTTCTGCTGATTGGAGTACATTTAACAATAAACAAGCTGCTTTAAGCGGTACTGGTTTTGTAAAGATTAGCGGTACTACAATAAGCTATGATAATTCAACTTATTATTTGGCTTCTAACCCTGACGGGTATACAAATAATTTAGGGACTGTTACAAGTGTTGGGCTATCTTCTTCTACAAGTGGGGTGACTATTGGCTCAACTCCTATCACAACAAGTGGAACAATAACTTTAGCTATTGCTACGGCAAGTGGCTCACAACAAGGTTTATTATCCAGTACAGACTGGACTACATTTAATAGTAAACAAGATGCTATTACAAGTCCAGTTACTGGGAGCGGTGATGCTAATTATGTTACTAAATGGCAAGACTCAACAGGTACGCTAATTAATAGCAATATATATGACGGAGGAATAGGCATTACCAATGTTAACCCAACTGCTGGTCAGTTTGCTTGGCAGTTTAATGGTAGTACTACAAGTGGTCAATCATATGGTGCTTTGATTTGCGCAGGTACTAATGCAAGTGATATTGCTTTACGTATTCAAAATGCAAGTAACACAAGCGTATATTTTTATGTATGGGGAGATGGTAGAGTACAAATGAATAACATACCAAATGCGACAACTGATACAGATAAATTTTTAGTAAGCGATGGTGGAGTTATTAAATACAGAACTGGTGCAGAGTTATTAAGCGACATAGGGGCTCAAGCTTCTGGTACTTATGTAAATTCTGTATTTGGCAGAAGCGGTGCAGTTACTGCTCAAAGTGGCGATTACACAACTGCGCAAGTATCTGAAAGCGGAAATCTTTATTATACAGAAGCGAGAGTAGATGCTAATACAAACGTAGCAGCGAATACTGCAGCGAGACATAACGCAGTTACTTTAGGTACTGCAAATGGATTAAGTTTATCTACTCAGGTTTTGTCTTTAGGGTTAGCAAGTACATCAGCAACAGGGGCTTTATCCTCTACCGATTGGAATACGTTTAACGGGAAGCAAGGTGCATTAACATTAACAACAACAGGTTCAAGTGGTGCTGCTACTTTAGTTGGGAACACTTTGAACATACCACAATATGGCGGTAGTGGGGTAACAAGCGTTACTGCTTCTGCGCCTTTAAGTTCAAGTGGTGGCTCAACCCCTAACATTACTATTTCTCAATCGAGTAGTACAACAAATGGCTATTTAAGTTCTACCGATTGGAATACTTTTAATGGGAAAGAAAATACACTAACTTTCTCAACAGGACTAAGTAGAGTAGGTAATACAATAACAAATACTATTACTCAATACACAGACTCAAGCGCCAGGGCTTCACTTAGTTTTACTGCAGGTAGTGGGGCTTACAATAGCACCTCAGGAGTAATTACAATACCTACAAATAATAACCAAATAACTAACGGCTCTAATTTTATCACATTAGGTTCTTTAAGTGCAGGTAGTGGAATAAGCTATAACAATAGCACTGGGGTTATAAGTTCTACTATTACTCAGTATACAGATGCTTCTGCAAGAGCTTCGATTAGTTTAACGACAAGTGGGACAAGTGGTGCAGCGACTTATAATTCTACTACTGGTGCATTTAATATACCACAATACCAAATGGCAGGTACTTATGTAAGTTCTGTGACTGCAAGTGGACCTATAAGTTCAAGCGGTGGGGTTAATCCAAACATCACAATTAGTCAGGCGACAAGTTCAACTAATGGATATTTAAGTAGTACAGATTGGAGTACATTTAACAATAAGCAAAATGCTTTAACGAGCCCAGTAACTGGAACAGGAACTTTCGGTTACCATACTAAGTTTACAGGTACAAGTACAATAGGAAATAGCATAGTATATGATAATGGCAGTAGTGTTGGTATCGGTACAAGTAGCCCACAAAGGATATTAGACATACATTCAAGTTCAGTTTCATACGTGAGAACTACACAAACCACAAGTTCTGTATTTAATGAATTGTATGCGACATCGATGGGAGGTTTTGTAGGTACTGCATCAAGCCATAACTTAGCATTCGTGACTGCAGGTTTTACAAGAATGACTCTTACAAGTGCAGGTTTATTATTTATTAATACAACTATGCAGGTGTCAACTGGTTTTGTATCTCTTATTGCTAACTTATCTTCGAATATAGGTATTGCAGTCAGGAGTTCTAATAGTATGAACTCAGGACAATTCATGCAGTTCCAGAATTCTATGTCAACACAAGCAGGTGCAATTACGCATACAGGTGCTACCACAATAGCTTTCACAACAAGTTCGGATTATCGATTGAAGCAAGACTTCAAAGATTTTAATGGCATTGAGTTAATCAATAAAATTAAAACATACGATTATGAGTGGAAAAGCGACAAGAAGCGTGGGTACGGAGTTATCGCACACGAATTACAATCTATTATTGGATATGCGGTAAGTGGCGTAAAAGATGGAGAAACAATGCAGGGTGTAGATTATAGCAAGATAGTTCCTTTACTTGTTAAGGCGGTACAAGAACAACAAAAAGAAATCGAACAATTAAAAAACAAATAACAATGGCATTAGAAACAAAATGGGTTATAGCCCAATTAGATACTGCACCAAGCTTAGATGGGCTTACCGATGTAGTTAAGAACGTACATTATCGTTACCAAGGACAAGATGGAAAATTCTTTGCAGAAGCGGTTGGTATAATGGAATGCGCTACCCCTTCTGAAACCGACTTTACTGCTTATGATGACTTAACTTATGAGCAAATATGTGCCTGGTTAGAAGATGGATTGAATGTAGAGGCTATGGTAACATATTTAGCCTCTCAAATTGATTACCAAAAAAACCCGCCAATAATTAATTTACCACTGCCGTGGGATAAATAAAATCTATATATCTTTACAAAAAAAACAACTTATGAAGTACAAACAACTATTACAATTAGTAAGCGGAATTAATGTAGTTATCGGAAACCAGGAAACTAAAGTACAAAAGAAGCTATTTAAAATCTACGAAAAGATTAAAAAGCATCACGAGGACTACCAGACCGAAGTTGAAATTCTGCGATTAGATGCAGCACAAACAGATGAAAAAGACTGCTTACTATTGGATGACAAAGGGAATTATAAATTTTCTAAAGAAGGCATCAAGAAACTAACTAAGGATATTGAGGCTTTAAATGATAAAGATTTTGATTTTCAGATAATTAACGTAGTAAACCCTGAAGGTTTAGAGAATTTTATTTTCTTACAAGATTGGACTACGGGCATAGAATTTATTAAACAAGAAGAAGAAGAACTATAATGGCAGATAACCACCAAGCAGACCAATCAACAATCGTTTCTTTAGTAAGTGCCGCTTTGAGCATTACTTCTATTCAACCACTATTCACATTGTTGGCGAGTTTGGTGGCTATTGTTTCTGGTGTAATGGCGATAAGATACTATTACAAAATGACCAAAAAGATTAAATGAGGATAATACTTTTAGCTTTATTATTTATGTCTTGCGCTTCTGTTAAGAAGTTTGAAAAGCGTTACGATAGCACTGGGACTACAAAAGTGGACTCAGTGCATCTTACTTTTTATGATAGCGTTACCAAGATTATAGAAAAGGAACAAGTATTTACCAAGACTATTACAATCTTTGATACTATAAGGGTTTCAAAGGATAGCATTATAGTAGTGCCAAAGATGGTGACTAAATGGGTTTATGAAATAAAGGATAAGGAAACAAACAATAAACTTATTAAAAAAGATACAATAGCGTTTAATCGAACAGAAACGGCTCAAATTTCGATTGTGGACAAGAATAAGGTTACCACTCAGAATAACTTTTGGAAGGCTCTAATAGCCGTTACAATCATAATAGCATTGATTTTATTATACTGGCGTAGATTATGGAAATAAATAAGGCAGGGAAAGACCTAATTAAAAGATTTGAAGGATGTAAGCTCAAGGCTTATAAATGCCCTGCTGGTGTATGGACAATCGGTTTTGGTAATACATTCTACGAAGATGGCAGTAAAGTAGAGGAAGGGGATATTATAAGTCAGGAAAGAGCGGATGAGTTATTTGATGTTATAATCAGCGACTTTGTTAAAATGACAGATTTGCTTGTTAAGTCTGACGTTACCGAAAACAATTTTTCTGCGTTAGTTTCGTTTACTTTTAATGTAGGTACTGGGAACTTGAAGAAAAGTACTTTACTTAAAAAGGTAAATATAGACCCTAAAGACCCTACCATTAAAGCTGAGTTTATGAAGTGGACGAGGGCAAATAATGTTGTGTTAAAAGGTTTAGTGAGGCGGAGAGAGGCTGAAGCAAAACTATATGAGCAACTTTAAAACTATATTAGTCAACTTACTATCCGACGAAAGCAATAGCATAAGCCATAAACGAGTTGTGGCTATGCTTGGGAGCATTAGTCTTTTTATATCTTTATTTTTAAACATAATATTGAAGATTGACCCGAGCGATAAGTTAGTGGATGCAGTGTTGTATCTTACTCTATTTGCGATGGGTTACACTACGATTGATAAATTCAGCAAAAAATAATATGCTAAAATCAAAACGCAAACGACTATTCTTTGATATTGAAACCAGCCCAAATGTTGGCTTTTTCTGGTCAGCGGGATATAAACTTAACATCACTGCGGATAGTATTATACAAGAACGAGCAATCATTTGTATATGCTATAAATGGGAGGATGAAAAAGAAGTGTACTATTTACAATGGGATGGCAGACAAGATGATAAAAAGATGCTACAAAAGTTTATTGAGGTAGCAAATATGGCATCGGAATTAGTAGGGCATAATGGGGATAAGTTTGACCTTGCTTGGATTAGAACACGTTGCCTATTCCACAAAATACCAATGTTCCCTTCATATGTTACTATTGATACATTAAAGGTAGCAAGACAAAAGTTCCGTTTTAATAGCAATAAACTGAATTACATAGCTGACTATTTAGGAATTGGAACTAAAATAAAAACTGAGTATAGCTTATGGAAAGACATAGTGCTAAAAAAGGACAAGATAGCTATGGCTAAAATGATTAAGTATTGCCAGAAGGATGTAGTATTACTGGAACAAGTATTTAATGCACTTAAAAACCACATCGAGCCAAAAACACACTATGGAGTTATTTTTGGACAAGACAGAGGCTCTTGCCCTGAATGCGGAAGCGATGATTTGATAATACAGAATAGAAGAACCACTGCAACTGGTGTTAAAAAAATACTATACAAGTGCAAGACTTGTTTTAAAATACATAGCAAAACAGACAAATAAATGGATAGTAAAATACTTGGATTAGTTATTGAGGACATGAGGAACAGAGAGCAGGTAGGTAAGAAAAAATACAACTGCACAATGGACAGGGAAGATTTATCTACAGGGGAATGGATAACACATTTGAAGCAAGAATTACAAGATGCTATTTTATATTTAACCAAACTTGAACAGATACACAATGCGCCTCAAAAAGATTTTTAGCTTCGGGAATGTAATAGACAAAGAA